CACGCGCATACATATCTCTAACTAAAGATTGATTTGTTTGGGGCTGGCTTGGCTGGGTTGGTTGACCCATCATTGGCTGGCTTTGGTATTGAGCGCCAGCGGGAGCCATGCCAAACGCTGACATAGCACCCGTTGTGTTCTGCATTGCAGACTTTTGCATCGGACTTAATGCCGCGACCTCTGGGCCGTAATACGGCATATACCCGATTTCACCCGCTAAACGGGCTTTCTCAAGGTTTGCCTTTGCAGGGCCTTCAATCCACTCTGGAATTTTTTGCTCTGAAGTTGTGCTTCCGCCTTTACCACCGCTCATAATTAAATCTCCACGCTCACTGTTGTGAACTTTTCTTGCCAACCCAAATCTTTTAGTGCTTTAACCCAACCCTTGCGACCAGCAAGCGTCATTGCCGAACACCCATTCAGCTTGGCAAAGTAAATAGCCGAGTCGCTGAATTCGCGGATTTGGTCTAAATCACCACCAGCCAAAAAGATGTGAAAGACCTTTTTGCGTGGGTACTCCAAAATCTCGGTAACCATACAGCCTTTTGGTGCATTCCAGAACTGCATTGTACCCAGTTTAACACATTCAACTACATCTTGGAATAGGTGTGTACCACCAGAAAGTGCTAATGCCGCCTCAAGCCAAGGACGGCATCTTTCCATTTCTGAATCCAAGTTATCCGTCATTGCCGCAGTCGTGTGATTGCCAAGGTTACTGCTGGTGATGACGGTGCAAATGCGGTAGCCGCAGGAGCGTCAATCCATAAAGCCACGTCATCCACGGCCCACATTGCCTGTAAATACGACCCAGCAGTCATTGAAAATGCCGCAGAACGGCTCATAACAAGATGATGCCCATTGCCTGACATTGTGACCTTGATCGTTGAGCCGGGCACGTCTGTACCATTGATTCTTGGCCAAAACCAGCCATTCTTGTCGCTTGAGTTGTTTGACAGCAGTTCAACAGCAAAGGCCAGCAAATACACACCCTCTTCAGCAAACACAATCTTAGTGTTGTCAGACGGGTCTAATGTGATGCCAGAGTTAAATGACGGTGTACTCCAGCCAATTGCCTGTGGCGTATTGATGGCCGATGCGATCTGATTGGTTGACCTACTGAGTGATGCATACCCGTCAGCCAGAATAATCTGCCTGAACACACCCTCTTTAGATACAACAGGGTAACCAGTGCGATCCCACAACAAAATACCGTCATCAGCCGCAACATCAGACGGTATCCGCGTTGACAATACAGACCTGATTTTCGCCAAATATGTATTTAAACGCTCACCCCAAGACTTCCAATCTGGGCCAAACGGTGGCGGTGGAATCCTCATCGCTTACCGCCCTGAGATATGTCTAGCCGCATAATGCCTGCACGCCAGTCCTTTAACGCCTCACCCTCGATCCTGACACGAACCTGACGGCCAGTCACCCGAACGCTTGTTGGTGAAGACAACGAATAGGGGCCGTATTCACGCTCAGTTCCATTTGGATAAAAACGGCTCTTGAGTTTAATCCGAGCTTCACCCTGATTCGCCTCGTCTGGGATGATTTGTGTGACGTGCATCACATTATCGCCAGCCCCGATGTTTAGGGGGCCGCTTTCAACAAACGCCACATTGCCATCAAAGTTGTGACCCTGTTCGTGGTTGTAAGCATTGCCATCGGCATCAAACCATACTGGCGTGGTCAAAGATCCAGCATCAAACCCAGCAGTGCGACTGATTGACCCAACAGACCAGATGTTTTGCTGGTAGTCATACATCACATAGCTGTCGTTTTCCAGACTGCCAGAGCTGGGGTAGAACCACCAAACCTCGTTGTACTGGCCATTGTGGACGGCGTAAGTCTTACTGATTTGACTAATGTTTATGTTTCTAAACACATAATCAGACACCTCACACGTCAATGGCTGGACGGTTGAGCCGTTGAACATAAAGAAGTTCTCTTTGCTCATCCAGAATGCGCCCTCACCAACCGACACAAGCGATTTGCGTGAAACGGCTCCACAGGACGTTCCAACGCGCTCAAAGCCGTACACAGTAGGTGGGCCTGCATAAGTTGCAACGTGAGCGTCATGGGTCGTTAAAATCAGCACACGACCCCTCATTCGCACACCACAGACAATTTGACCGCTGGTTTGCAGTTCAATGTCGCCAGCCTCGTTGGTGGCCGCAGGCGTCCAGTCGGTGTTGTCTTCACGATTACACCATTGCACCTTGCGTGGGTTGCCTCCAGCCGCAAATGCAAAAATAAACCGCTCGTCAGTGACTAGCAGTCCATCGCAGTTAATTGGCGAGTTTGCAAGTTGTGTGGCAACACCAGAAAGTGTCCATTCGTACAACTTGCCGTCATCAGGAGAGCAGGCAACAAGATATTCGCCCCAGTTGTCCAGAGACCATGTTGTGGCCTCTTGGAAAACACCCGTTCCGGGACGCTCAATCCCGTAAGACCCTGTGCCGTAGTAGGAGCCGCCAAATCCAAGGTTTTCTGCCGCGTCAATACGACCATTGGAGAGACCAACAGGCGTAATATCTGTAACTACACTGCTTGCATTTACGGCATACAACTTATTGTAAGTTCCAACCGCATACAAGGGGCTGTATGAATTATTGACCCAAGCATGAGCGCCGCGAGGCGGTGCAGTTGTTATGTTTTCAGCGCGAGTTGTCCAGCCACCAACAGGGCGCAAAGACTTATCCTGCCAGCGAATCAGGTTGGACTTGTTCCAACGGCCAACGGCCTCGTAGTCAGTGCCGTGGTTGTAAACACCTTGCGGTAATTCAAGTTTAATGAATGCCATGTTTTACCCTATGCGGCTATCCTAGTCCAAGTGTCTGTGGCCGACGATATTGGAGTCCATGTTTCAGAAACAATCAGTATTGGTTCCCACTTCTCTCGGCCATAAGCACTTACTGAAGACGTTAAAGATGTCGCGCCATTAGACAATCTGACACGAATAATCTGAGGCGATACAGTTGACTGAGCGTTTATTTCAGCCCTGCCAACCACAGAGAACACGCCAATCGCACTTGTTGTTACAGTGGCACTTGGATTCGCATATCCCTCACGAACACGTGTGATGTTGGTTTGGGGTACAAAACTTGAAGTTGCAGAAATCTCAGCACTTGCGCCGCGAATAACAAAACCGCTGGCAGTTGAGCCAACAGACGTTGCCGCAACAATAGTCTGGAAGTTGGCGTAGTCGTATACCCCAGCGCCATATACAGAAGTGCCGTAAGCAAACGCCCCAGACTCTTCCAGTACAAACTTTTGACCTACAGATGACGTTACCGTTGTGGCGCTAGAAACAGCACCAGATGTAAACACACCTGATCCAGTGGCTGACGCCGCAGAAACGCCATCTACTTGGCTGTCAGTTTGGCGTACCCGAATAACGTCAGATGTGGCCGCAGACTGTGGTGATATTTGTGCGGAACTATTGGCAGTTAGCCCGCCAAGAACCGCTACGCTGGCGCTTGCACCAATAGACGCAGACCCAACAAGAACCCTTACTGGAGCAACAGAGACAGTAGCAGACGCACTAATAACGGCAGGCAACACATCGACGCCGAACCCGTCAGCGCCGTATGTGTTTGTACCGTAGCTGTATCCGCTTAGATCAACTGTTGCCACGACTATTTATCAGTCGAGCGTAATGTCCAAGTCCCCAGTTGGGACGCGGAAAACGTCGCCAGTCTCAATTGATTTTGAGCTTGTCAGCGCGGCGTAAGCCAACAGGTTGCCCGATGTGCTGGCGTCATAAACACCAACGTGCGTCACCGTGCCGTAGTTAGCGCTGGCCGTAGGATACTCAACAGCCGCAGTGTTGCTGGCCGTGTTGCCAGTCACCGTAAAAGCAACAGACTGACGCACATAGCCGCCACCAGTTACTTCTGTGCCGCTACCGTCTTCAGCAGGGTTTGTTGTAAACAATGCCAAATACAGTGTTCCAGCCGCTGTGTATGGCGTAGCGCCAAAAACATGGCCCAAGACTTTCGTCTCAAGATAGTTTGAAAAACTCATGCTAAACCTCTTACTTTAGGTACTAAACTGACGCCGCTGTACTTGGCGCTCTTAGATGACTCATTGAGTCGAGAAACAGCCGCAGAATACAATTGCGCCCATACTGCGAGTCGAGCGTCGTCTTGTAGATATGGGGCTGAGTGAATCAGCGACCCGTACAAGTAAACGTCAGGAGCCGCGCTCAGTAACCAGTTTGTAGCATTTGAGGCTAAAGCTGGTACTTGAGCGTAGTATAACAGTTCAACATCTACGTCCGCAATGGGGGTTGGATATAAGTGGAATTGACCAGCTTCCAACGTGTAATATTTTGGCGTGTTGTACTGGTCGTTGGCTATTGCTCGCATATCAGCCATTGAAGTTGAGTCAATCAACTTAATGGGCGATGTGCCGTTGCCAACCACGTTAAACCGCAGTGTCTCCACCCAATCGGCAGGAACCTGCATATATGCGTCACCAGCAGACTGCTGACCGCTAGAACGGGACTCCATGCGCCAATGGCGTACATCCCGGTTTACTGCCGCCTCACACAGCGCAATGAACGTGGGAATAGATGACGTAAGGTCGTCTCGGTTTAACGTGTCTGCAATGGTTGTTTGCAGGTTCGTGTAGTTGGTTAGTGCCATGTGTTCACCACTTTACTTTGTCAGCCCAGTAAGCCGCCGACATCTTGCCTTTTGCTATATTCTTGGCGTGTCGTGCCTTGAACGCCTCGTTCCGCTTTGAGCCATCAGGAGAGCCTTTGACGCCCTGCTGACCAAAACGAATTGTCTTAACCTGCTCACCAGACTTGGCCACCACGACGTGTGACTTAGTTGGATGGCTCGGTGTCTTCTTTGGCTTATTGTATCCAGAGACGCCAGCACGTGCTAGTCGGCTGTCCTTTGTGGCCATTAGTCTTCCATTTCAAAGTCTTTGCGCTCCCATGCTTGGCAGACACGCAGATTATGGCAAATAAAGTCAAATTTGAC